CGTCACCAGCAGTAAGAGCTCCATTGAGAAGTGGATCCCGAGAAGCTCTAATGACGGGGCGGGCAACAATCATCAACGTTTCAGCAGCATTCTGTATCCAATCGCCTAAAGTGTTTTGACAAACAGGAACGGCAACGGGAAGCTTACGCACAGTTTTAGTGTACAAAGCTAATGCTTTCTCATCTTTCTCCGCAGAAAGATTAGCAACGACTAAGAGATTTGGATCATCTCCAATAGTCGGGAAACGCTCAATGACATGAATCACGTTGATGGTAAGGGTTGTATTAGGAGAAAGACCAGTAAACCAAGCACCAGTCTGCTCACGCTGTGTCCAAAAGACATCAGGCCAACCAACCATCTGGTTCTGATTACCAGAACCAGCGCATTGAGGATTAGTACCAATATAAGAAGTACTAGCTCCAGAAGCAGCAACAGTGAACAGAGGTTGGGTAAAGTAGGGACCCTGAGGTTTAATGTCAGTATCATGAAACATATCAACTGCATAAACCCCATCGCGAGCCTCCCACTGCTTACTATTCGGATACAACATCGCATCAGACAACAAAGTGGGTGGATGAGGAGTAAACAAAGTGAGAGGGTTCTGAGTCGTGGCAAGAATGTTGGGAGTAGTACCAGCATTAACTTGAGAAAATGAAGCCATAGTCTGATTGGGAACAGGCTGTCGATAGACAGTAACAGTCCCTTGCTTAGCAAGATCATTAGTAGTATTGTGAACTTCCCACCCAGAGGCGAAAATTCTACAAGTACCACTAGAGAAAGAATCAGCTAATGGCAAGTTCGCACGATAAGCTGTAGCGCCAGCAGTAACACCAGCGGTGGCAGACCAATTATTATTCGATACTAGTGTTTGAGCAACACCAGCAGGACCAGCCATGATCGTAAGACCACCAGCAAATTGGCTACCAGTACCAGAACCAACAATGTTGAAAGAGTTAGTATCTGGATAAGAACCAGTACCAGGAGGAAACCCCGTACCAGAAGGAGTGACATTAGGGACCCAGCTCATAGTACCAACGCTATTAGCGAAAGGTAATTGAACAACATGGCAATCCCAATTTGTCGCAGCTGTAACAGAAGCTGGAGGAGCAGAAATTTGAATAGATTGCTTGACCACTTGAACGACAGAATCGCTCATGCAATCATCGCAATAACCAGGAATGTTTTCGGGATTATCACCATAAGGGTTGATCATCCATTTGAAGACATCGACACCTGATTTGCTGCAACCTGCAGACGCGAGTGCGGTAGAAACGAGAGCATCGCTTCTAGAAGGAGTAGACATGCTATACTAATTGCAGCCCAGGGAGGATCAATGGGGAGAGAAAGTAAGCACGCACAAATTGCGAAAAGAATTCTAGAAGAAAAATGCTCTAAAAGGTAATTCAAGCAGTTGGACATCGAACATTTTAAAGACGGAGAGATCTCTTACAAAGTAAGCGTCTTCATATCCATAATAAAGTCGATACAATACCGCATCAGACAAATAAGAGGACAAAATAGTTTTCCAACTAATAACAACATCAGGAGCCGATGGGACCGATAAAGATCCACACAGCTCATCACGATGATCTATCATAGCTTGAATCACGAAAGTATTGAGTATATGTCGACATTGTAGATTAGCCCAAGATTCAATGCGAAGAGCAAAAGCTCTAAGCAAAACCCACCGAATATCAGCAGATTTACTAGAGTGGAGTAAAGAACACAACACTTTAGTAGTTGAAGGACTGGGCAACCACATAGGACTTCCAGGTAATTGAACAAAAGTATGAGAAAGAAACTCAAACTGAGAAATGGGAACCGGAAGTTGGGTATCACATGTAACCTTCATACCAAGAAGAGAAAACTCTTGTGTGATAGAAGAAACATTAAACCAATCAAACACACCTTCATGAACACCCATAGCACTGTCGTCACCACAAAAAAGGGGAGAGAGACAGGCATTAAAGTCAAGTAAAGTAGGAATCTCATTATTAGCATAACAATCAATGTTTTGCTGAGAAAAAGAATGAGTATAGTCGACTTCGGGTAAGGATTGAGTTGGAACCCTACGCTTCCACAACAAAATGAAAACGTAGAACCACAACTGTGTTTGAGCCATAGTGTTATCAGGCAATGTATTGTTTTGACCAGAGTTATTGCAGGTTTGCTTTAGGAAAATATCTCCAGAGCAAGACCAAATAAAAGAGAAAAGCATAACAAGATAACCGTTATGCAATCTAGCAATATTCTCATCAGTAGCATCATCAGGATGCAAACAAATAGAACGAAGATGAGCAATTGTCATAAACAATTGTACAAACATCGACATATCATATTTACTG